ATTTAGACTTTGATTCGATTTTTCTCCAGTGATATACTGGTACAGTATATCAGGTGCGTATGGTGTAAAATATTTTTCGTTAACATCTTTTTATTTCCTTTAACAAGTGCTTGCTATGCTTCTCTATCGTGTCTCTTTACTCAAGCTTGAGAACTTTAGCATGGCTAATGCTGTCTCACTACTATGCTCTATGTCATATGATTGTTGTCACTAGCTTGATCAACTTCCATATGTTCTTTCTCCATGCTATGCCTAACAACACAGCAAATGGTACCCATAGCCACATGAGTGTCTTCTGTATCCAGCTCAGTTCCTTCTCTACTTCTACTTGGACTTCTTTCTCTACTATCTTGTCTTTGTAAGATATGCTGTCTTTGTAGATAGTTTCTTTGACTACTTGCACAGGTACAGGATTGTCTATCGTCTTCAATGTGTGAGTCAGCATGCCACTGGATATGGTGGCTATAGACTCAGCATACTTCGTCTTCAAGTGTGATGTACTGTCATATGTTGATATAGACTTCTCTTCACTTGGCAGATATACTAGCACACTGTCTGTGTCCTTCACTATCTTCTCTCGATATTCTATCCTTATGCTGTCTCTCTGCTCATATACGACATGCTGCTTAGCTTTGCATGAATACAGTGCTATAGCTATGAATAGTGCAAGTGTTATGTATAGTAGTTTCTTCATGGAATATCTATTTGACTTTGCTAGATATACATAGGATTGTCCTAGGTACGTTAACACTATGCTAGCTGATTAGTTATTGGCTAAACTATGTAAAGCGATAGCAGGGAAAGAAACATATAGACTATGCTATTCTACTAGTAGATTAGCAAGACTATATGGGATGTTAACGTTTGTTAAAGCAATGTACGATTGAGCTTTATCCTGATATGACATACATGGATAAGACTTTTGATGAGATAGCAAAGAATGTATGCTAAACCTAATCAATCACAAACCTTAGCCATATAAATACTATGTCATTTAATATGAGCATATTTTGTATTTCAACTTAAGCTATAGCTGTGAAGTTATAGCTTTTTTCATGTCCTACAAAAAAAGTATCAATAATTAGTCTCATTTTGTTTCCTATATAGATCCATATAGCTATGCCTTGAATTCATTTCCCATACTATATTACTATATTACTATATAAAACAAATTGAGACTAATTATTGATACTTTTTTAGAGACCTTAAATCTTTTGGTTTTTCACCTCATATAAATACTTGTGAAATACAAATTCTTGCTTAAACCAAATGATAGAGAAAATCTATAGTGAATTCAAGGATGAATATGCAATATGCTCTACTACCAAAGAGAAGATAGATTGCATACACAAGTTTGTTAGGAGATTCCCTACATGCAAAGTCGTATCTAAGTACTTGTATACTCACAAAGACAGCTATATCCTCAAGAGGAAGTTTGATGATGCTAGAGACATTGATCTTCTTTCGTATATCAAGAAAGGCATAGACAGCACTGACAAGTTTGGCAACAGACAGCTTACAAGTGCTTGCATAGCTGAGGCTCTCATACTGAAGAGACATGGATATTGCACAGACCACTTGTCAGTCATATGCTGGAAGATATTAGCTGACAACCAAGACCCAACAAAGCCAATGATTAGATTTCAAGACATGGAGCTCATCATACAGTATGCTTACACAGCAGAAGAGAAGCCTATCCATATCTGGAAGTCACATACTACAAGCAAGAAGCCAATGATTAAAGATGGAAAGCCTGTATTCAAAAATGGAGCTGTTGTATATGCAAACAGAGATGTATGCATCAAGGTGACAAGCAAAGAAGTGTTTGAGAAGAAGTACATAGACTATTCAAAGACATACACAGAGAACTGCCATATGTTTGAGACATTGTCACATGAGTCAAAGTCAACATTCGACAGATACCTGAAGAAGTTTGGAATAGAGTTCAAAGTCACAAGCAAAGGCAGACCAGCTAAGTCACTTGCAGCATTTGAAGAGAGATGGGGTATCACAGTAGATGACTGGAAGCTTCCATTAGACTACTTGTGTGAGAAGATAGATTGCCTTTCAAGGCCTACAGTATCAAGATGGAAGAAGAAAGCAATGGAGCATTACAACATCAAGACAGAGAAAGTGCAGCTAACTGCTGAAGAGAAACACAACAAGAAGATGTTGAAGATATATGAGAAAGCTAAGATAGATCCACCAAAGCCTGCAATCAAAGTTAATCCAGTCAGCATAGCTATAGACACAAACCCACTAGACATATTCATAAGGAGCAGTTTCCTTTCTAGTATACATATGATATGACAACACATTTGTACACACTATGCTGGAATGAGATGGCAGTATTGCCTTTCGTAGTTGACTATTGGAAGAGGTTCGTCACACATGCATGGGTCTTTGACAATGGTTCTGATGATGGATCAGTAGAGTTCTTGAAGCAGTTCGACTGGATAACAGTTGAGAATTTTGTGACAGAGGGCATGAATGACACTGTCCATATGAACATGAAGAACAGCATATGGAAAGCTAGCAGGGGCAAAGCAGACTATGTCTACGTGTGTGACATAGATGAGATGCTGTATGCAAAGGACTTGGACAAGCACTTGCAGTTCATGAAAGACAATGGCTACACTATGGCTAAGCTCAAGTGGTATGACTTTGTAGGGGAAGAGATGCCAGTCTACCATGAAGGGAAACTCTTGCATGAGACATACAAAAGAGCTGTATATAACAAGCAAGGAAAGCCAGGCCAGCTGTTTGATCCAAACAGAGTAGAAGAGACTAACTTTGCTCCTGGCTCTCACTCATGTGCACCAACTGGTGACATCAAGTGGTATGATGGTGACATCTATGTGCTTCACTTGAATCATCACTTAGGGATTGATCACTACTTAGCTAGGTACAAAGCAATGAATGACAGACAGAGTGAAGAGAACAAGAGAAGGCGCTTTAGCATACACTACAAGTTCCCTACAGAGAAGCTTGTGAGTGATTACAAAGCTGACTTAGCTAGGTCGGTAGACTTCAATTCTATTGTTTCTTGAAGTTGAGATAATACATGAGTCCACCTCTGTAATCTCTACAAAGGTGGACAAATAATCACTCATCACAAAATATGGCAAAATTAAACTAATTCAACATAGCGTGTTATTTATTGGCCTTCTTCCTCTGTATAGTCCCATTCCTAACTCCTTCCCAATATCTCTGTAAGCCAGCTCTTACGTTCTTCATGCGCTCTTCTTTTCCTTCTTGCCATTTCTTGTTGTTCCTCAGAGATTCTCTTATCTTGTCCTTGATACTACCATAGTTGCAGTTGTATCTTCTTGTACACCACTCAAGGTTAGTTGCCTCATTGTTCTCTTTGTTCTCATCTTTGTGGTTCACTTCTCTCTTGTGCACTGGGTCATCATTCTCAACAAAAGCTTGAGCTACTATCCTATGGACTAGCATCATCTGGTGTCTCTTAATTCCAGTCTCATCTCTCCAGAACAAGTTTACACTAAGGTAGTCACTGCACCTCTCTTTCTTGAATGGGGTAAGAATTTTTCCTGTCTTCTTGTTCCTTACATGTCCTAGGTTGCTCACTTCATATGATGGGAACCCAACACAGTCTTTCCATCTTATTGTTCTCATTATTGTAGTTTGTGTAGTTTTTCAGAATAGCTTCTCTTGGTTTGGAAGTGAAGTCCATCCTCTCATCTTGCAGACTTCTTCTTGTGACAGTCCTACATGATGGATTCTTCTCTGTCTCTCTTCTTCTATCTGCTCTTCTGTCCAGTCTCTGTGCTGTGATCTGAAAAGCCTCATCTTGTTACTTGGCATGATATTGTTTGTCTGTATAGTTTCCGTAACTATTTATACTCAAAAAAGAGAAGAAAGATTTTCCTTCTTTGGATTCTGAAGCTTCTTAGAACCTATCTTCTTGTAGTGAGCAGCTAGTATGTTGTATATGACAACAGCACTCTGGCCTGTAGTAGTTCCATCTTCTGTGTTGCTCATTATGCCATGCAAAGTGTTGTGACATTCACTGCATAGTGAGCATAGGTTGCCATATGAGAATGCTAGTGCCATCTGCTCTTGTGGGTCTCTGCCTAGCATGAAAGACTTCTTGTGGTGGACATGCTCTGCTGGCACATACTCACCATTCAACAAATGGACTTCACATAGAGGATGCTCTTGCAAGTATCCTCTTCGCATGTTGTGCCATTGAGAACTCTGGTAAATCTTAGTCCTAGTGTCAGTCTTCTCTACTGCAGGCTTCAGAGCTGGCTTGACATGAGAATATGTCTTAGCTGACTTTGTGTTTATAGTAGGCATAGGCTATTACCAATGTGAAGAAGAACACTAGTGACAATGTGTCTTGAATATTCATCAATCAGGATCAGGATTGACTAAGTCTTCTTGCTCTCTAGGTGGTGCAAATGGGATTCTCTTTGAGATCTGCTCGTCTATTTCTTTCTTCACTTTTACTTCAGCTTCAATGAATGAGTTCTTTATGTAGACGGCTACACCACAAAATCCACCTGCTGTCACAAATGCTTCTCCAATGTAAGTCAAGACACCACTAGAGATGTCATAGCTGTTGAAGAAGAAAGACATGAAGGCAATGACAATGCCTGAGATGACTAGCATGATTGATATTCCGTATTGTACGAAGAATGATATGTTGCCTTTCTGCTCTAATGTAATCATAGTGGAATATTTATGAGATTCCTAGCAGAGGTTTTCAAAATATGCTGCGGAAATATCACTGAGATTCGCCGCCAGGGAGCGGAGAAGAGCTTGACCTGAATAATTTCACAAGTCAAGCTCTATTGTGACTACATGGAAAATCCTAGCTATATTGTTGGAACATAAGCTGCTTCTAAGTTAGCCTCAACAAGAGGACAGTTGCTCTCCCAATTCTCTATAGTGCTCCAATAGTCACTAGGACCATCAAGAGGATAGTAACCATCTTCTGGCCAAGGATCATAGTAGCTGTAGAATTTAAGACATGTTGGATGGAAGTACTTAGGCTCAACTTTAGGATGGATGAATCTAGGATTAGAGACTTCTGGAATCTTGAATGCAGCACCTTGGAAGTATTTGTTTCTGTATTCATGTGTGATTGGATTGTATTCTGTAACTCTCCAAACTCTGTCAGTATCCATCCATATGTCATTATATGTCTTTCCTCCAACAGTCACAGACTTGTAGTATGTGTAGTTTCCAATGATGCTGTTGTTGTCACCATACTCGGTGATGAACAAGTGACCATCTTCTGCTTCACTTATTGGAACATTGTAACTAGCACGACCTTTGCACATCACAACATTTGTAGACCATCTTGAAGTATTGAAGAGGTCAGTTAAAGTCCCTATGACAAAACCTGTTATGATATCAATCAGAGGATTATAGTCAGGCTCACCATTTGGGATGTCTTGGTTGTCTTGGTTTCCACTTCCGCCACCACTCGATGGGTCACTAGGATTTGTACCGCCTCCACCTGAGCTTGGGTCACTTGGATTTGTTCCACCACCTGAGCTTGGATCACTAGGATTTGTACCACCTCCACCAGTGCTTGGGTCACTGCCACCTCCACCAGAGCTTGGGTCACTAGGATTTGTACCACCTCCACTCGATGGGTCACTTGGGTTGTCAGTACTGCTGTCACTACACTCACCACAAGGACAGAGATATGTCCAAGCATAGTTGTTGAAAGACAATGTCTCATCATCAAGCTCATCAGTCAAGCACATTCCTAGATACTTGTATCCAACAATGTGACCATTGACATCGAGGTTGCTTTTAGTGAATCCCTCACCATCTTCTGAGTCAGCCCAAGCTAAGTGCAAGAACTTGTCAGTCCCACCTTCGCCACCAGCCCCAGAGCTGTATCCAGTCTTCTTCTTAGGTGCATGACCAAGCAATGTTATAGAAATTGACATCGTTGTATAGTTCCTTTACTGTAAATTTGTCAAGAATTGATACTTGCATCTTCTTTGAATTCCTCTACTTCTTCTTCTTCAAAGTCTGCAAGGCCATCAGCATACTCTCTCAAGTCAAGCCTCACTGTGCCCATCTTGATGTTCTTGCTTATGCCTATGATGTTGAATGACTTCTTGAGAGGCATAGAGCCAAACCTGTCTCTGAAGTCTATTCCATCATCTTTGAGAGTCATAGACATTGTTATCCTGCTTCTGCGCCAGTCTTCTAGATAGTCATAGACATAATGCTCTTCTGCTTTCTTTTTGCCTTCTTTCTTAGAGTACAAGTATCCAAGTGGCTCATTTGTTGTCATGTCCACTGCAGCATTCATGTAGACACCATTCTTTATGCCTTTAGCTTTAGCTGTTGCACTATCAAGCTGTGTTATGATTGAGAAAGATGTCTCATGCTTTGTATTGAAGTTGTAGTCAGTCTCTTGTGCCACATACATGAGATCATTGTCATCACCATCATTGTTGTCTAATGCATTGTCACTCACTACTTTGATAGAGAAGTCACTTATGATGATGTTCTCTGTGTAAGCTAAGATTGGAAGTGCATCTTGCTCCCATGAAGTGTGTCTCCAGAATGAAGGGTGAATCCTTATGACTTGATCCCATACTGTTGTGCAAGGACCTAGTATCTTAAATTCTATGTCACCACTCAACGCATCTTCTTTCTTTATAGGAATAGCTGTGCCTTTAGCATCTATGTTCATAGTGAAAGACACTGTGTTCTGTATATCATATTCCTTTCCTAAGATTACGTCACCAATAGCTGGGTTGAATCCTAGTGTGAATGTTGAGGCTTTTGTTCCTGTCTTCTGACCATTGATCACTTTGTCTGGAAGGTTGTTCTCATCAAACCATCCAAAGTCACTAGACCCATCTTTCTTGATGTTCCACTCTACCAATAGCTTGTTTCCTATTTTCATATAGCACTCAAGAACTGGAATCTTCCTAATCTGGTCTGTTGCGTCACCTTCAGCACTGTAAGAATACTCAAAAGGAGCTTCATGCTTGTCAATCTTAGAGATGTCTATAGACTTGTCTTTCGCAGGCATCATCAGACCTGTACCAAATATCTTGCCACCATTCCTCTTGTATCCTAGAGAATTCATGTGTGTCCATCCTTCATCATCAGCATTCTCTTGTTGACAATCAAAATAGCTATACCACTTCCTGACATAGAATCTTCCATCTTCATTGTTCTCAGAGGCTACTGTAGTTGGAAGAACATAGTTAGTAGCTATAGTTTGTATCATCTGTGTCTCTGACTCTTTCTGTGTAGGTTGCAACTCTATCTTGCCTTCAAACACAAGATAGTTTGTTGTGTCATAGTCTACTGGTGAGAACGCTCCTGTTGCAGTGTTTCCTGTATACACCATGATAGGTTCAACAGCAGCTACTTCAGCATCAGAAGGTCTTGCATACTCCTGCTCTCTCAGCTCATTACCATTCACAGAGATGTAGAGATATTCTTTAGTGTCGAGCTTTGGCACAGGATCTACATCTGCTAATTCAGTTGCTTTTCTCTCCAGCTTTCCAATCCTAAAGAATCCACAGCTCAGACCATTTTTCTTTACCCTTGAAATCCACTCATGCTGGTTGACATACCTACCACCTTCAGTAACCGTAGGTTCTTTGCTGAGAGGTATTTGATATCCAACATTCATCTGCCAGTTTGGGTTGTATAGTGCTTGAACATACCAGTCTACCATAGATCCACTGTCATAGTCATTAGACTTGCCATCCAGCATGTCAAACATACAATTCCTTGCAGTCTCTCCTTCACCTTCACTGATATACTCAGTCATATACTTCTGCACATTGTTGTACCATGACTTAAGGTCTTTCTCATCAAGCATGTCTGCAAGGATCTCTTCTGCTTCATCTACTTCACATGTCACCTGCACTTGGCTGTATACATCTAAGATGTTGATCTCAGTGTCTCTAGCCATGTGCATGTCACCAGACAGTATTGTAGCCTTGCCACCATATGTGTCTTCTTTCTCATCATCAGTCAGGCACTTCCAAGTAGTGTTGCCTTTCTTGACAGAGTTCCAGTCAAATATGTAGAAGTCTTCTTTGTGCTGGACTATGTGCAAATTCAAGTATTGCAGTATCTGTGTGAGAGAATCTTCTCTGTTCATCATGCCGTCAAAGTCATCACCAAAGAAGACATTCTCACCAATTCCTATGTCATCAAACACACCTTCCCAGTTGTTGCCATCAATAGACTTAGAGCAATCATACCATACGTTCCCATCTAGGCCACTCAGGGCATCGAAGAGGACAGTCTTGAATGACACTACTGTAGAATTGTTCTTGTTGTTCTTGTACGTCTCAGGGAAGGTCTTCTTGTAGTTGAAGAAGTTGATAGTAGCAAGCTTGTCTACACACTGCACTTCAAATATGTCAGCATCAGTGTTGAATGGCTGGTTGTATATGTTCATAGTCAAGTACCCATCAAACACAGTAGTGTTCTCTCTCCTCACTATGATCCTGCTCTTCCTCATCTTAGAAGAGAACAACAAGTGTCCCATGTACTGTGATGTGACAAGCCTCAGCAGACCTGTCTGCTTGATGATCACTTCAAAGTTGTCATCAATCTCACTCGTCACTTCAAAAGGAACACCACCAAACCAGAGGCCATTCTCGCCAATAGTGTAATCAGCTTCCTCTCCAGAGTACAAGTTGCCAACTTCAGCATCAGTCTCTCCTACATCTGGTATCAGTGGTGGATTCTCATCACCTTTGATGTTGTCACCCGGAACAGTGAAGCCTGCATCTGTGAATGAATGACCACCATCATCAGGCTCTTGGCCGGGCTCAGTGAAGCCTGCATCTGTAAATGAATGTCCACCATCATCAGGCTCTTGGCTAGGCTCAGTGAAGCCTGCATCTGTGAATGAAGCAGCTTTCGCATATTTAGGGAACAGAGTGTCTGCTCTAGCTTTAGCTTTAGCCTCATACACAGACTCTCCTAGCTTTTGGGCTGTCTCTACATACTTCTTCTCTACATCTTCTACTTCTTCCTTAGAATAGTCAACACGGTCACCATTAGTCAGTATGTCTACGGTCACCATCTTGCCGTTTATGTCAGTGAACTTTCCAAATATTCTCATCTTAGCCTAGTTTTAAAGTTTTTCCTGCTCTTGCTTTCATGTGTGCATAGTTCTTCATGCTACCATAGAGGTCAGCACCACGAAGGACAAATTCTATCTCTCCACCTGTGCTCTCTCCACCTAGTCTGCCTTCATCAATAGCTTTGAATAGGTTAGCTTGCTGACTTCCATTCAAGATCATCTCACCAGAGTTGACACGTGCATATAGCCTGTCACCTATTGGTGAAGCTCCACCTACAACACCACCACCAGCATATCCATCTGTTGCACTCTTAATGCTTGCAGCAGCAGACATAGCAGTAGCCAATCCTGCAATAGTGAATGCTATCCATGCCCAAGGTCCCATTGAAGAAGAAGCTGCTGTAGCTTGTGCATATCCAAGCATGATGTTAGCAATAGCACCTGCAATGATACCTGCCACATCAAGAGCTGGGTCTTCAGCTAGTTCACCAAGAGAAGAGAAAGACTCACTGACACCATCGACACACTCTGCTATCATGTTGAGGGTCTTCTCAGTTTTCTGTGCTCCTTTTGATGTAATCTCTACTTGCACTGGCTCTAAGCCAATCTCTTTGAGCTGCTTGTTAAGAGACTCTATATCAGCTTTTGCTTTGTCATAGCCAATCATTCCAATCTCATACTGCTGCTTGATGTTCTGTGCATTGACATTAGCATTCTGCCAAGTCTGCATCTTAGCTTGATCTTCTTTAGAGCCATTGTCAACATGTATGCTTGGTTTGATGCCTGTCTGCATCTCTCCAATCTGTCTCTCAAGGTCTTCTTTTTTATCTATGAGATTGACACGCATATCCCATGTTAGTGGTTGTAAGTCAAGCTGATTCTGCAAGTTAGCAGCTTCATGCTGCATAGCAGCTAGTGATCCCTCTGCTGGTGCTTTTGCACTGTCAAGCTTCTGTTGCCATGCCTCACGTGCAGCTCTGTTCTTCCTGTATGCTTCAGAGTTGAGCTCTAAGTGCTTTGCTTCCTCATCAAGAATCTGGATGTTCCTCTGGATAGCAGCTTCAGTGTTAGCATTCTCATTGATAGCACCTCTCTGAGCTTCTGCCAGCTTCATCTGTGCAGCTTCTACTCTCTCAAGAGCTGCTTTGTATTGCTCTGATCCTATTGTAGCATTCTGAAGGGCATTCTGTGCAGCCTGCAACTGTTGTGTCAGCCCAGCTAATGAATTTGCTTGCGCTCCTGCTCCAGAAAGGACACCTTGCCATTGCTGGATTCTCTCAGTTAGCTTCTGATATCCTTCACTGTTGATGTCAAGCTTGTCTCTTTGTTCAGTCAGCCACTTGATGTTGTCTTGTATAGTCTTTGTAGTGTTTGCACCTTCAGTGTATACTGGTTTCTTAGCTCCACCTCCGCCACCTGCTCGATTCTGTGCAGACCTCAGTCTAGTCTCTTGAGCTAATGTGCTATTCAGTCTGTTCTGTGCTTGAGTCTCCATATTGAGAGCCATCACTGTCTCTCTTCTAGCTACTGTAAGTGGAGAATTCTCTTTGTTGTCAGACACATCAGTGAGCTTAGCTGCTAATTGAGCTTCTCTCATTGATGCTCCTAGACTCTTGAGATCCTTCTGTGCTTTAGTTATCTCACCAGAGTACCTCTGCATCTCTTGTGTTGCAGTCACCCAACTTCCAGGACCTGCAAATGAGCTGAGGCTTGTGGCTAGTCTAGCATTCTTAGCATTGTTGAGTCTGTTGTATGCATCTGCAATCTTCTTAGTCTCATCCTCAGTTCTGTTCCTAAGCAAGTTCTCAATGTCTTTTCTATGAGCATTAGCCTCAGCAGTGGACATGCCAGCAGCAGATGCTACTCGCATCACACTTGACTCATGCATCTTTTTTGCCAGATTTTGTGTCTCCTTTATGTCTTGTACTTGAAGTTCTTTTATCTGGTCATATATTTTCTGTCTTGCAGGATCATTCCTTGCTAACTTAGCAGCTTCACCTTGCAACTGTGCAATCTTGAGTTGCTTCTCTGCTGATCTGACTCCTAATCCTTGGAGCTCACTGTTCACCCAATCAAGATTCTCTGCAAGCTTTCCTGCCATCATTATAGCATTGTTCATTCCTTGCCAGAAGTTACTGAAGTCAACATTAGCCAGACAGTTGCCAAAATAGTTAACAGCTGCACCAGCTTGTGTCTGGATTTTCTCCATCTCATCTCCAAGAGAATTAGATGACTCAATAGCAGTGTTGAAGAGCTCTGCTGCACCCATAGCTACACCTAAGAAACCTGCAAGCTTAGTCAAACCAGAGCCTAACAGACTGATAGCTCCATTTGTTCCATTTGTGCTACCTGTAATCTTGTTCAAGATATTGTTGAACATAGACCCACCACCACTGCTTGCACTAGACATGCCACTGTTGGCTTCTCTTACTGCACGCTTGAATTCATTGAGTTCTCTCTTAGAGTCCTGAAGTTTTTGCTTAAGGTCTTTGTTTTGACAGCGTAATTCAACGACAAGATCTTTACTCATGTATGTTGATTAGAATCGGTTCTATATTTGATGATATTTATTGACCTGAGAAAATCTTGTCTCCGTTTCTCCCATCTCTCTTTTTGTATTCTTGAAATTCTTTCTCTATACTCTGGGTTAGACCATCTCTCTTTAGAAGATTTTGATATTTTCACTTTAGCCTCATCTGATACAGACTTTAGCCAATTTTCATGTCCTATCAATCTATTACTATGTTTTTGTCTTCTCTCTTCAGACCATTTTTTACCTGTCTCACTAAGTTTCTTCCTAGTCTCTTCTGTTACTGTGAATCTCATATTTCCACCAGTCTGAAGATTATAGCCATTAGGAACTAAACAATCATACTTCTCAATATACTCTATCTCTATATTGTTTAGTTCTTTTATGACTTCTTCTCTTTCTCCAGAACATCTATATAATATCTCATAGTCAAAGTTCTCTATACCATACTTTGATATAGCTTTGTCTATAAGACTTTTCAAGTTCTCTCTTTTGTTTGATAGATGATTTTTATATCGTGCTTTCTCATGTATAGTCTGGCCAACATATACTTTACCATTAATCTTGTTTGTAAACTTGTATATCACTCCATGTTCCATACAAGTTATATAACAAAGAGCGACTACATATTAGTAATCGCTCTCTCAACTCTTCTGACAAACTTGGTCAGTGAGATCAGTCTGTCACTCTGTAGTAGTATGAGAGTTCTTCTCCTTGCAAAGTGTTGCAAGCATACTGGTCAGCTTGTCTCCATAGCTTGTCATACAGTCTGCACAGTTCATCATTCTTCTCATACCATAGCCAGATCTTGTGATTGAGCACCATAGTCAGCTCAGTCAGGTACTTGTACTGGCTTTTCCACTCAGTGAATGCTCTGTCAAATGTTTCTTGTACTGCTTCAGCCCCAAATGCATCTGCGATACTGAAGTCATCCCAGAAAGTTGTGAATGGCTTATATCCAATCTCACTTTCCATAAGTTCATACCATGTCATAATCAATAAGCTTTAAAAGTTCAACACGGCAAAAATATCAAAAACCAACTAACAGGCGGTTGGTTTTGTAAGGAATTTTCAAAAGTTTAACACTTTTCCATTAGCATCTTTAAGGAATCCATAGCCTATGCTATTCAGCCTACGAAGCCACCCTTTCAAGAACACTTTGTTGCTAGGTCTCTGCTCAACTAGATTGTAGTAGAATCTCTCACGTCTTAGCCATATAGCTGCAAACATGGCTCTATGATCACCACTGTTCAGCATCCTAAGAGTCTTTGGTCCTACTATGCCATCATCTTTCAACCCTAGCATGCTCTGCACAGTCTTTATCTTACTGAAGCCACTCATCCAAATCCAGTCTACTAGAATGTTAGCTATGCTCTGGTCTTCAATCTGGTCAGCATTCCACCTGTCCCAGAACTTAGGCTTCATGACTACATACACAGCATCATACTCTGTAATCATCTTCACATCATCTTTGTCTATGTCACCATCACCATCTTTGTCATAGCCATAGACTTTCCATGTTGCTAGTGTGACACCTCTGTTAGTTGGTCCACCAGAGTCATTTGGATGATTTGAGTAGCCACCTTCCCAGCTTAGGATGAATGGCCATAAGTTGTCAATTTTTGCCATTGCTTGTCTTGATGTCATTTTTCAGTATTTGAGAATAGCTCTTCAGGACTTCACTCATATGCTCTCTGATGTCCCCTGCTACGTTTTCTTCCTCTGGCTCAATAATCTTCTTCTCATCAAATATTGAGTCTTCAAACATAGAAAGATCAACTATCTTGCTAGGGTTAATCTTCTTCCTACTGTTGCACTGTGCCATGACATATGCTATTCTCTGAGTTCTCAGCCAAGCATCCATCTGCCTCTGGTGGTAGCCATGTATGATGAGCTCAGCATCTGCTACAGACAGCTCATACATGACTACCATAGGATCTATGCCAATCTCTCCTGCTAGAAGAGCAAACAACTCAAGGAAGCTTAGCTTTTTGCCTTCTTTCCCCCTTTTTTACTGCTTTTCTCAGGGTTAGTTGTCTGAGCTTGTAAAGCAGATTGCTCGGCAAACCAGTTGTTGAACACACTTATAGCTGCATGATTATCATCCAGCATGTCCATGAACTGCTCAAATGACACATCAAATGGCTTGTTGCTTGCAAGCAAGAAACAATAGAACAATACGTAAGCATCTGTCAGAGTCTTCACATCAAATGGCTTGCTCATCATCTGCTCCCAATACATGAATGCACGTATTGTATACTTCAGCTCATACTCTCTATTTCCAAAACGAATAATCATATTAGTATAGTTATATGTTAGTTTTGACTTGCTATTTATTGTCTAGAAACTATAGGTAAGAGGTGAGAGCTTATCCATGCAGATATAAGTCTCTCAGCAAAGAATGAAATCATTCTTGTCTGGTATGTAGTGTTTATACCTTTGAAATCTCTGTGTGCTTTCTCTTGCCATCTCTTCAAGGCTTCTTCACCATATCCTTCTATTCCAACTCTCTTGCAATACTCATCTATGACTCCAAACATGAAGTTGCACAATAAGGTGAAATCATCCCACTTCATCAAGAATGTGCAGTTTGGAATGAATATACAGTTGTCTTTCAAGTGATGGATGTATATGTTATTAGTGCCATAGAAATCATCTAAGATGTCTATCACCAAATCTAAATCAGCTTTGTTATGGTATTTGTTATATTGCTTATACAATGTATATGGTGACATGTCTACGATATTGTACACTATACAGTATCCATCATCTGGCATGAAATCTACTTTGAGATGTCTCCTATAGTGCTCAAATCCTACATAATCTGACTTGATGTTGTTCTTCCAGACATACCACATAGTGACCATCTCACTATAGACTGGATTCAATATGTTGATGTTCTCTCCGTCTGCTGGCTTATGTGTAGCAAATAGCTTGTGATGGTCATCTTCTACAAGACCATAATCCTTTATGAATTCATCTTTGTGGTATGATATCCAAACAGTATAGTCTTTCATATTGGTATTTATATACAAAATAGCAAACAATAGCTTTGATCTGTTGCTATTGCTTGCTATTAGGTGAAGAAAAGAATGTCAAAGAAATATTCGGAAAACTATACTAATGTATCTTCACCATGTTGTTCTACTAATGGTTACCAGTAGAGCTGTCACCAGTAGAAGAGTCTTGGCTGCTTGAGCTAGATGAGCTAGATGATCCAGAACCAGCAGCAACTGTGATAGGGCTGACTCCAGTGAACTCAACACTGAATGTTGCATTATCATCATTGCTTGCACTTGCACTCAAAGAAGTGATGATAGCTTGGCCTTGATAAGCTGTACCAACACGAACCCATCCATTTGCTGTCTCGACCTCTGGGATACGACCTGTAGTCTTTGCAGCATTCTGGTTTGGAGACCATACCAGTGTTACAGGAGTACCATTGCTGTAGAATGTGAACAGTGTGTTGAATGTGTGCTCACCAGTGTAGACAGACTCTGCATAGAGGTTCTCTGAGCTTGCTGTCCAACTTCTCTTAGTGACAGCTGCACTAGACCATCCATTGCCACTGTCCTTGTTAGAGGTATCTGATGTCTCAGCAGAAAGTGAGATGTCGCATGATGTTGCAAAACCAATAGGCTGTCCGTTGAGGAAGATCATCAGGTCGGAACCTTTTATAATTTTATCATTAAGTGCCATCTTAAGAAGTTTTAATGTTTGTTTTTACATTGATATTTATTGAGACACTAGACCTTAAATTGAAACGTCATAGTCTGATAATACACATCATCTTGGAAGTTTTCATCAGATCCAGTCAGTCTTGGAACACTGCCACAATTAGTAAAATAGCTATACATAGCATCATCTACCATATCACTGACTTCTACCATCTCTTCATAGGTATCAGAGAAGATGATGATGTCTACAGTCACGTTAGCGCCAGTCACGCTGTCTTTGTTGTATTCATACCATCCACCTGACTTCTGATATACTATGAATGGAAACTTTGTTCCTTCTTTAGCAATCAGTGGGCTTACTGCACTCTTGACTTTAGCTTTGAGCTTGTCACTAGACAGAAGAGCTTTTCTCACTTCTGTACCTGCATTCCAAATTGTTATAGTGTTTGTCATTGTCAAATCATCCTAGCCTCCAAATTGATTTCTATGATTCTTTGCATCTTGTTATAAGCTTCTTCTCTCTTAGCATTTATAGCATCTCTGAAGAACCACCACTGTGGCATCTGACCTCTGAATGCCTTGCCACCTTTAGACATAGTTGCATATCTGTCTCGTGTTCCTTTTTCCATCCACTTAAGCCTGAAGTCTCCCATGATGTTGACTTTAGTCATAGCCTCATCTTTGTGGTACTTCATCCTGATACCTTGCTCTAGACTCTTTACACCTATCACTTGTCCAGTCTTCTTGCTCTTGATGAGATTCCATCCATGCTTAGCATTAGTATATGTAGACTTAGCCTTGCCTGTGTGTGACCTAAGCTGTTTCTTGGTCTCACTGACAATCACTTGTGCTGCTGCTTTTGTGGCTCTCTTAGATATTCTCTCAAGCTCTTTAGGAGACAAGTTGTCAAACACCTTCTCATAGTCTGCGCTCTTCAGCTTGACTTCTATGTCTAGTCCTTCTCTACTCATTGATCTCTTCTACAGTGATTACTTTGTCTCTGTACTCAAGGTCTTCATGCCACTCAATGACACGATATGTCTTGCCTTGCCACTTGACACGTGATGTGTCATCTACTTCAACATATGACCTGACAATCATCTCATATGTGCCTGGCATCCTCTCTTCCATCAGACCAAGGTCTCTTGACTTTGACCTGAAGTTGATAGCAGCTCTTGTCTTCCTGACAAGGACATAACTCTCTACTTCTTCACCATACTCATTAGTCTCAGTATGCCTATGGTATAGCTCTATGAGATATTGATATGCTCCTGCTTTCATGATTATACTGGGAATCCATATTTGTATAGTGGGCTAAGGAGAATATCAAAGGCTGGATTTGTCTTCAGCTCTCTGTCTACACTAGCCTCTCTGTCTTTGTACATGCTTGCGATCAACATAAGGGCAGCAGCTCTCAATGTGCTATTCTCTTTGTTGTCATCTAGGCCAAACTCATCTAGACTTTCTCTGTTGATGTACTTAGCAATAGCCAGCTCACATATATTGATGAGGTTGATAAGCAAGTCATCATCCTCTTTGTAGTCTTCATCAATGTTGAGGTATCTCTTTACGTGCTCTATTGATAGGATCATGTGTCAGTATAGTATCTTTGTTGATATTTATTGTTAAAGAATCTTAATCGGTAAACTTTCTGGAGATTTGCTACTATACAATGGGAAGAAGAGAAGAAGGCAATATAAAACAAACTCAAATCACAAATTATGCAGAACTACAATCTAATTGACAAAGTAGTGTTCTACTCAAAGTCTTACAACCAATACACAATAGAAGAGTTGACCAGAGATATCAACTCATTCTTCCCAAATCTAAAAGTCTTCACCAGATCTATCCAAATACACTCAACATTTGAACTATTACCTCAAATTGACATATTTGAAGTTATAATCATCTTAAACAAAAGAATCATCAAGGACTTCTACAACAAGTTCCAATCAATCGGAGTTTTTCTTAAGAACGAAGTACCTATCAATCCTCTCAAAGAACTCTAACATCTCATTCAAACATTTTTTCTTCTCTTCTTCATCCATACAGACTATTTATGACAAGAATGGGTGTGACAAACAAGTCACACCCATATGGAAAACCAAATCATCTGGAATGAAAGGTTACTGGCCAATAGAAGCATCAGTGCTTGCATCAGGAGTAGACTCAACAATCTTCTTAGCTACAATAGACTCTGCTCTACGAATCTTACCATCGAAGTAAGCATTGATGACGAGACGAATCTCACCATAAGTAGCACGAGTGTACTGGTCAACTACGACCTCAACATCACCCCACTGTCCAATGACGAAGTCCTTCAGGTTACCAAACAGGATACCTTTAGCTGCATTAGTCACAGCAGTTGGCATGCCATCGAGCTCACCACCTTCGAACAGGAATCCACCCTGACCTACAGCCTTCACAGCCTGACGTGCATCAGCCTTGATAGCTGGGTTGATGATGTATCCAGTAGGAGCAACATTAGCTTCCTCTGCATCCTGCTCAATACCTACGATGTTAGCAAATGATACACCATCAATAGTGCTAGCATCATAGAACAGACCTGCTGGCTTAGTTGTAGTTCCTGCCTCATCACCAAGGAAAGTCTTCTGGAGCTTGTCATTGAGAGCGTTGATCAAATCCTGACGGATGACTGCCTCAATGTTAGCGTTGCTCTGAAGGATGAGCTGCTTAGAGATGTCAACATATGCAGACAGTCTCTTTGGCTGAAGAGTCACAGCAGTGATAGCAGAGTCAGTCTTGTCAGCCTCTGTGATCTCACCTTCCCAACCAACAGTGTTAGCTGCCATTGCAGGAATCTTCACGTCACCCTGAAGTCCAGTCAGCCATGTGAAGTTGCCAAGAACCTGATTGTCATACAATGGAGTGAGCAGACCTTCAACAACAGTCTCTACAGTCTCACCACCTTTTGCACCACTATCCTGAGTCACTGAGTACTGAGTAGCATCACGGTTCTCAAATGCTGGTACTATGATATTGCCAAGTGAAGGGTTCTCAATCCTTGAGCGAATCTCACTAGTAAGGTTTATTTTCTTCATGTCTTGTGTATATTCTTTTGATTTGTTTTCAATCTGTCTTTTCTCTTCTGCAAGAGAGTTGTCGATATCAGAGATTTGCTTGTCAATGTCTGAGATTTGTGTACGAATCTCTTCAAAGAGCTTCTTCTCATCATCATTGAGAGTCCTCTTCTCTGTTTCACCTGCTGAGAGAATACCTTCAGCTTTGTTCTTGAGCTGGATTCTCTGCTCTATGAGTTCTATCTTGTTAGTCATAGCATGATATTTATTACTTTAGTTTCTACTTGATTAGAGATCTAAGAGTTGAGTAGTACTTAGACAGCATCCTGTCTTCCTCTTCATCTTCCTGCTCATCCTCTTGGGCTTTCTGCTCTTCCTCTTCTGGTTTGTCTTCTTCAGCAGGTTTCTCATCCTCAGAGCGATTTTCCTCATCTTCAGGCTTGTCTTGCTCTTCAGACTTAGTCTCTTCCTCGTCTGCTGACTTCTCTTCATCTTCAGCACGATTCTCTTCCTCTTCAGGTTTCTTCTCGTCTTCTTGATCAGCCTCACGATATTCTTTTGTCTTAGGCTCTGGCATGTTGTCGTCAGCAGATTTCTCTTCTGCATTCTTCTCATCTTCAGCACGGGTCTCTTCATATGACTTGAAATCTTCCAAGCTTCTCATGTCTACTTCAGTTGCAGAATATGCTGGAAGACAGCTGAGGATAGAGATCTCATCAACAACTTTGAATGAGTTGATGTCTCTCTGGTACTTGTCATCATCAAGCTCTGTCCATGTCACAGAGTCTGGAATCATAGCAAATGAGCATGCATCTATGTCACCTCTGCGAATTCCTTCAAGGACTTCATTGCCTTTCTCTGTATCTGGCAGCTCTGTCTCAAACTCAAGACCTCTGTCTGTGACAAATAAGCGTAAACTACCTTTACCAAACTTTGATCTTGCAATAGTTCCTTGAGTAGAGTCATGGTTGATGTACAGCTTGACATCATTGCTATTGATGAGAGCCTCATCTACAGCAGATCTCTTGATAGTCTCATAGAAAGTTCCACCTAGCAGCTCTGACTTAGACTCAACAGCTATTGCCAGTCCACCAATCTTCCTTGATTCTTGGATGACATTAAGAGTACCAGTAGTCCTTATCTCAAATCTCTTGTTCTTCATTTGTAAATCTAGAATATTGTGTTTGTTATTTATTGACAATAGCCTATTCAGTCGTCTGACCATTCTCCTCTGGCTCTTTGTCAGTGTCTTCTTGTTCATTTTCATCTCTCTCAGGATGCCTTCTGTCTGATGTCTCTGTGTTGTATCCGATGTTCTTAGAGTTCTCAAGAGTCACTAAGTTAGCTGGAACATAGTGAAGATCACCATCTGGTACAGCGTTGAGGTCAAGATATGCTCTAATCTCATTAATTGACAATGCTCCAATCTGCCATAGTACTTTGTAGTACTCAGCCTTTGTCTTGTTGTCAGACCTCAAGAACTCATCTGTGTCAAACTTGATAGATCCAATCTCAATCTCACTAGGCAAGAAGAGCTTAGTCTCAAACTCAGCCTCAATCTTGAACATGATAGGCTGGAGAGTGTCGGTCAAAAGCTGGAGACGTGCAGCTTCACTAGAGTTGTAGTTGTTGTGAGAGAGGTCATACAGCATGATAGGGTTCACATTGAAGAATCTGCCTATCTCACTGACTGTGAATTGTCTCGACTCAAGCAACTGGGCATCACTAGAGTTCTGCTGAATAGATGAGTAGTTCTCCACACCTTGCAAGAATGCTACACCATTAGCATCAAGTGACTTCTTCCACTCGGTCTTCAAGTCAGCTTTCTGCTTGTCAGTCAGTGGCCTGTCTACTTTGACTATGCCAGTGAGCTTTCCACCATTAGAGAAGTATCCTTCAGCAGCAGCCTCAGCATAGTTAGCTATAGCCATTGTCTTGACTGCATACTTGATAGTTGACAGACCTTCTACACCATCTTCATCAGGTTCATTGATGATGTGTATCATCTCATAGTCTTCATATAGTCTCTTACGACCACTGATGTTGTATCGTATAGCTTCTATAGCACCATCTTTAGTTATCTTCTGGATAGTGACCTTGCTTGCTGGCACATATTCTATCTTAGTTACTTTGTTGTTAGAGTTGCGATGGATGATTGAGTAAGCATTGCCTTGCAACAGCATGTCCTTCACCATAGACTTCATATAGTCAAATCTTGTCTGTAATGGATTAGGCTTGCGAAGAAGAAGACTATAGAGAGTGTTGTCTTTCCACTCAATCTTGTTGTCATCATCATCAGCTTTATAAACAAAGATAGGCAAGCTTGCTATAGAGCTTGATATGAGAGACACAGCTCTGAACACAGCAGAGAGTGTCATCTCTTTAGACATAGGTATGCCATATTTGCCAAAAATCAATCCTAATATAGTAGGATCTTGCTCTGCAAGAGAAGAGATAGTGACTCCAGTGTTGCTTGGAATGTTTGCATCTCTTGTCTCAATATCAGGGGTTGTCTTCAATCTTCTAGTGAATGGCCACATTGTTAAGAACGTTAATGTGCGTTTTGCTTGATATTTATTGTCTTTTTCTTTCTGTAGCAGATAGAGCAAGTACAAAAGCAGTTGTCAGGTGTATGGCTTCTTGTAGTGTCTACACGACCAATAGTAAGTATGACATCATTCCTGCCACAGACTTGACAATATCCAACAGAGAGTATTCTCTGTATGTCTTCTCCAGTCAGTGTGCAACAGTCATAGCCAAACTGAGCAATGTCTTTCCTCTTGATGTATTCTAGCTTGATAGGTGCAGTGACTCCTTTCTTAGCATCACTCATCTTCTGTCTTGTCTCTAATGAGTATACATCAGTCTTGTCTTTGTTCCATGGTATATTGTCAATCTTAGCGACAGACATAGCCTGTTTTGTCTCAGGACTATGTTTCTTGCCAGAGAAAGAGTTATTAGAGCCAGTTGCAGCAATGCGCCCTAGAGACCATCCTTCATTGATATAGTCTTGTACTAATTCTTCTTCTACTTTCTTTGATAAGTTGTCTTTAGAGATCCATTTCTTGCTCATTTGCAGCGAATGCCAATCCGTAAGTTTCAATATATATTGAGATGATCAAAGATTGCACAGACATAAAGGACAAGAAATACTATCAGTATGCAATAGCTTGTATAGAAGGCAGACAGAAATGCTGTCTGTACACTAAGCTAGCATGTGAGAGGTTTGTGAAGGATCTTGAACGTCCTGACTTGATTTTCATTCCAAGGAAAGTTGACAGAGTTGTGTCATTCTGTGCAAAGCTCAAGCACTTCCAAGGAAAGTGTGCTGGACAGTACTTCATCTTAGAGCCTTGGCAGGAATTTGTCACTGCAAACATATTTGGATTCTACAAAGAAGATGAAGATGGGAACTTAGAGAGAAGATTCAACCTAGCTTACATAGAGATGAGTCGTAAGCAAGGAAAGACAGCTCTGATAGCAGCATATGGTCTGTATGGACTCATATATGATGGAGAGATGTCAGCTGAGATTATCCTAGCAGCTACTTCTAGAGAACAAGCTAAGATTTGCTTCAACTTGTGTAGTGGATTTGCTAAGAGCTTAGACCCTAAAGGAAAATATCTCACTATATTGAAGCAAGGAATAGAATACAAGAAGACTCTGTCTACATTGAAAGTGATCAGTGCTGATGCGAGCAAGCAAGATGGCTTCAATGCTTCATTTGGTATAGTTGATGAGTATCATGCTCACAAGACTAGCAAGCTGTTTGATGTCATAAAGAGCTCACAAGGATTCAGACAACACCCACTTATGTTTGTCATCACTACAGCAGGATTTGACAAGACAGCCCCATGCTATGTCATGAGAACTTCAAACATAGAGATACTAAACGGCATAAAAGAAGATGACAGCAGATTCTGTGTCATATACACTCTTGATGAGAATGACAACTGGAAAGATGAGAGTAACTGGATTAAGTGCAGTCCAAACTTAGGTGTCACAGTCAAGAAGAGCTACATACAAAGTCAGGTCACAAGTGCAGTCAATGACCCTAGTGAAGAAGTTGGAGTTTTGACAAAGAATCTCAACCTGTGGTGTGACAGTGCTGAGAGCTGGATACCAGACCAAGATGTACAAGAGTGTATGAAAGGCATTCATGTAGAGTTTGAAGACCACAAAGGAGACATATGTTACATAGGAGTTGACTTAGCTAGTGTGAATGATATAGTGTCAGTGTCATTCTTGTTTGACAAAGATGGTAACATATCAGTGAAGAATGTGTATTTCTTGCCAGAAGAGACACTGAACACTTCTCCACAGAAAGAATACTACAGAGAGATGTACAGACTTGGATACTTGCTACTGACCCCAGGCAATGTAGTAGACTATGACTTCATACAAGCTTATATCTTGAAAGCTTACAATGACTTTGATTTGCTTATACAAGGCATCTACTATGACAAATGGAATGCAACACAATGGGCTATTGCAATGACAAGTGCTGGTATGCCTATGGAACCATTCAGCCAGACTATAGCAAATTTCAATGCACCTACTAAAGAGTTGCAGAAGAGAGTCTTACAAAGAGACATAGAGATAGACACAAACCTGCTGACTTTGTTCATGTTCAGGAATGTAGCTATCAAGAGAGACCACAATGACAACATCAAGCCTGACAAAGCAGCATCAAAGAACAAGATAGATGGTGTCATAAGCATGATACAAGCAGTTGGTGGATATATGATCTACAACCATATTGTTGATGTTTTCTAAGAAAAATTACCAAAACTATACTAAAATGAAGACTATTGATGAGATTCTTAACAGTGAAGACTTCAAGAAAATGCACAAGAATGCTCAAGAAGACTTGAGTGTGACACTTCCTTCTCTTTTCAGTCAAGGATTCATTGAAGACAGTGACTTCGTGTCTCTGAAGTTTGCTATGCATGATATCAACATGTTCTATCACTTAAAAGATGAGGTAGGAGAAATTTATACCATAAGCAATCCAAGAGGTGTGACAATAAGTAATCCACTGTTGAAAGAGATGAGTCAACTCCAGCGCAATGCTATGGTCATTCTCAATAATCTTGGTGGATCTACAAGAAGCAGGCGCTCATTGAACAAGAAAGAGATGGTACAAGCAGAGAACAACTCTATGGATGAGCTATTTCAAGAAGACAAACTGTTTGGCGACTGATAGTAAGGAGAATTCTTCTGTCTAAGGGTGATGAATTTGTATGAATTTGTCACCCTCTACTTTACAATTTTGATTTTAATAGTATAACAAAGGGAACTACGCTGTGACATAGTGCTCTTTGTTATACTTTTTTAACAAAACTTCAGACTCTATAATTTAAGAATATGGTTAAAATTGCAGTACAAGTAATAACAACATCAATTAAATTATAGATTATGGCAAAATGCATATTACTTTCACGAGTTTCAACTGAGCAACAGAGCTTAGATGAGCAGACTAGGAACTTGAAGACTGCTGCAAAAGCTGCTGGGTATGACAAGATTATAGTCATTGAAACTAAAGAGTCAGCAATCAAGCTGACAGAAGAAGAGAGACAAGGCTTGAATGAGTTGAAGTCTTACATTGAGAAAGGTGATGTGTCATGTGTGTTCATCTGGGAGCTCTCTCGTCTGTCTAGAAGGCCAAAAGTCCTCTACAGCATGAGAGAATACTTACAAGAGAAAAGAGTACAACTCAGATGTCTTCACCCAGACTTCACAATGTTCAAAGATGACTTCAGTCTAGACACGAATGCAAACATCATCTTTGGCTTGTATGTCAGCTTGTGTGAGAATGAGATGGCTATCAAGAAAGAGAGATTTCACAGAGGCAAAGAGAAGAATGCACGTGAAGGAAAATTCAGTGGTGGTAGGTATGTCAAGCTAGGATACAAGCTTGATGACAACAATTACTTTGTGGTAGATCCTGATGGTGCAGACCTAGTCAGAGAGCTCTTTTACTTGTATGGAGTGAAGAAGATGAGCCTTAGAGATTTGTATAATGAAATGAAGAGTAGAGGCTTCAAGAAGACACTCACTAGCATAAGGAAAATGTTACATGATGCCAGCTATTATGGAGAACCTACCAAAGGAACAAGAGGTGAGAACACATTCTACAGGACATATCCTGCTATAGTGTCTAAAGAACTCTATGACTTAGTACAAGAACGTATAGAAGCTGCTAAACATGATAATAGGAAGACTGTCAAGCAGATACTAGGGAAAAAGATTGTGAAATGTCCTAAATGTGGGCATGCAATGGTACTTGACTCAAATGGTAGGTTCACATGTAACTGGCACACTAAGAGGAATTTTGTGTTTGACCCATGTGACAATACTTGTACTATTGACAGTAAGACTGTTGACAACTTACTATGGAGTGCATCAAAGAAGATATGGAAATGGAAGATGAAGCAACATAGTGTGGATGAGAAGAAGCGTATGGTAGATGAGCTTCTTGTAGCACAAAGCAAGATAAAGGTATGTGACAAAGAGCTAGCACAAATTGAGACTAGGATGAAGAGAGCCAAAGACTTGTACATACTTGGTGACCTGAATGAGAGAGAGTTTGAAGAGTATAGAACAAGCATCAATGACAAGAAGATTGAGCAGGCGGCGCAGAAAGCACACCTAGAAGAGCGAATCACATACCTTAACGAATGTATTGTTGGTCTAAATGACCCAGAAGAGACAGACATTGAGCTTGCAGAGACAGACTATACAATGAAAGACAAGATAGTACATGAGTGCATAAAAGAGTTGGTAGTTGACTATATAGATGACAAGAAGAGAGACAAAGTCATAAAGTTGAAGACTATATTCAATGAGAGCTACTGGCTGAAGAGATTTCAAGTAAGAGGTGTTGAGAGAATAATATGGGATAAAGATGGATGGACAAGACTACCATCAACAAACAAAAAAGAGGAAGATTTTTAAGTCTTCCTCTTCTATATCAATAAGCTGTTCTATGAAGCAGATCTGAAAGTTTTTGTACATCCAGCAGGGAACGAATCTGACTTATATCCACAGCCATATGGCAACTCTATTGAAGTCAAGCTAGAACATCCTTTAAATGCCATTGTTCCAATCATGTTGATTGAGTCTGGAATAGTTACAGATGTAAGATTGGTACAATTCATGAATGTTCCATAGCCAAGTTCATGAGTTGAAGTTTCGTTACTTACTCCACAACATCCTTCTGGAATAACTATTGAAGTGATTGCTGTTCCTATGAAAGCACCAAGTCCAAGAATTGTCAATGTGCTAGGCAAAGACACCTTAGTTAAGTTAGAGCATCCATTGAATGCACTCTCACCTATTGAAGTGACACCTTCAGCAACCTTTACAGAAGTCACAGAAGTGTCATCTCTGTAGGCATCTTGCGCAACATTAGAGTCTAGTATCATGTCCCACCAGTTGACATACACATCAAGATTTGCGATAGTTGTCAGAGTAGTCATTGGATCATCTGGGTCAGGACAAGAGAAGCTCCATCTGTACATGCATGAATTGTCATTGTAGTTGCCTGGGTATTCTGCATCACCAAGAGTCAGTGTAACTGAGTCATTGTTGAGAGTATAGCTAGAATGAAAGTAGTTATAAGTCTTCCATGTGACAGAAGGTGTCACTGTGCTATAGTCTGGAGAGATACAGAGAGTTGGATCTTCATTGATGACCTTCATCTCATTATATCCTTCCCATAGCATAAGGCTCACATCATAAGTTCCAACATTGCCATTTGACACATCAAGATAGACATCTCTAGATGTAGTTGGATCAGATGGGAATGACAGACTGTAGTAGTGGTTGACTGCTGGCTCTACAGAAGAGTCTCCTGCTGATGGATCACCTGCTGAAGAGTCTCCTGCTGAAGAGTCTCCTGCTGAAGAGTCTCCTGCTGATGGATCATCTGCTGATGGATCATCTGCTGAAGAGTCACTCGCTGTTGTAAAGAAGAGTTCTATCAATAGACTACTATAATCACCATTATCCTGATGAAGTCCTATATCATACCTATACTCAGTTCCACTACTCAAATTACTGAATGATATCTCTAAACCATCGCTAGTTATATTAGATGTTGCAACTGCATCCCAGTTGTTCTCATAATACTTTTCTCCATCATATACAACTCCTGTCTTAATCATTCCCCAGTCAAACAGCATGTTATCCCATGTTGTAGGCATACCATCATATGCAGGAAGAGTCACAGTAAATTCTGTAGGAACAGCGTCAGTAATTGTGTATTGTGCATCAACTCCTATATCATCTGGATTTGGATTTATAGTCATAGCATATGTTGGAGAGTCACCAGTAGAAGTGTCACCTGCTGATGAGTCACCACCTTGGCTTGAAGGATCTCCCCATATGATAGTGAACACATCTGAGTAAGACATATCATTGTATGACATTCCTATATTGTAAGTGATTGCAGTGTTAGCTATACCTTGTATATTATTGAATACTACCCATCCACCAAATCCACCATCAGGAGTATACAAGCTAGTTGATGGAATGAGACTGTCAATTACACCTGTAATTTCATTCGTAGCTGATAGATTATTGATTGATACATCATTTCCATCCACAAACGCCACTGATGCATCTGGTACCCATGTTGATCCATTGTCAGTTGATTTCTCATTGATGACCTTCAAGTCTGTATAGTAGAAGCTTAGACCGAGATCTTCATTAGACAAGTTGCAGCATGGATGTCCATACACTGATGAGTCATACCAAGTAGCACCAAAGTCTCCTTGTGGAGTGTCACCTGCTATGAAGACACTGCGAGTGAGTGGTAGTTCGCCATTAGCTTTTATGAGTTTCAATCTTGGAATTGAGAGAGTCCTCGAGTATTTTTGCAAACCAATCACAGAGTCATCACATCTGAGAGATCCATACAAATTTGATTCTGACTTAGTGATGATATAGTCATCTTTCACAAGATTGTTGAGGTAGTTCTCATTAAAACTAAAGTCATTTCCATTAGAGTCAATAAACAGATTGAAGCTATTTACACCTTCAAATGTCTTAATCAAATATTGTGTAGATGTGTTACCTTGTTTGTTATCAGTTGATTCACAAGTGATAACTCCATCTACTTCTTTTGATAGAGTTACATATATTCCTAAGTTGTAGAAACTAGCATCTTCATCATATATACTTACAGTATTTGAAGAAGCATCATACTCAGTAACATACTCCTGACCATTAGCTAAGTTGACATACTTCAAACCAAATGAAACATCTGAATCGATAGTTCCTTCTGACATCTTCTTTATCTTAAGACTGATATCGAAAGTTTCTCTCTTTCCATCAGAATAGACTAGGCTATTTCCACCAATAGTCTGAAGAGTAGTCTCTTGACCTACCTCTAAGTTATTCCAATTAGTATAGAGTGCAATATATGGCCATGTGTTTCCTAAGAGCGCACTTATCTGATCGAACTTTGTGTTTATATTATTCAAGTTGACATATCTCCAGCTTTCAGAATCATGACTGAATGTACTTACATCTCTTATTAACCCATTATCTGTAGACAGGATAGGAAGCTTGATTTCTCCATAGTTGCCAGGTTCGTGCTCTGTCATGAACACATATGAAGCCAAAGTACTAACTTCATCCTTGTAGTACGGTCTTATAAGTTCTTTCAACTCATCATCTGTACTCCATTGACCAGTTTGTTGTCCAAAAGTAACAATATAGTTGATTTTTATTAAAGAATTTCCAAAAAACATCTTGTAGTCATGGTCAACTTTCTTCTCTACTTCACCAACTGGCACACTCCACACATCTTGAAGCTCTTCTGTCTCTACTTCCTCATTAGTGCTAGGATCTATAGAGATAACAGTCTTCATCTTCTTCTTCAAGATAGGCAGCTCAAATCCTTCAATAGTTGCAATACGATCCCCAGTGAGCTGTTGAAGCTCACTTGTAAGGAAATCGTCCATTGTCTTAAATCTATCAATATATTTCATGTTTAAAAATTGTAAATTCTTTTTAGAGTTTAAGCTGTAGTACCTGCTGTTGTGAAGAAGACTTTAATAGGATAAGGCTCCATATTATATGTGAATGACATGTCATACCTATATCCAGTTCCACTACTCAAATTACTGAATGTAATCTCAAATCCATCGTTAGTAGAATTGGTTGTTGCAACTGCGTCGTCTGTACCACCTGAATAGTAGGTTTCACCATCTTCTACATATGCTGTCTTCATCATTCCCCAGTCAAATAACATGTTATCCCATGTTGTTGGCATGCCGTCATATACAGGAAGAGTCACAGTGAATTCTGTAGGAACTGTGTCTGTCAGTGTGTAGTGTGCAGCGGTCATAGCATCTGGTGCAACATCAATAGTCATAGCATATGTAGAACTGTTACCTGTTGAAGAATCTCCTGTTGAAGAATCTCCAATGCTTGAGTCTCCAGTTGAAGAATCAGTACTTCCATCTGATCCATCATCTGATAATGTAGTCTCAATGTTCTCAACACGTTCTGTCAGTCTGTTGACCGCTGTAGCAACAGTAAGCTCAACATTCTCCATTTGGCTGTTGCTGATGTAGCCTTCGGCAACACTTGCATCAGTGATGTAGTCCTCAAGTGTCTCACTCAAGCTAGCATCTGTAACATAGTTGTCAAGGTCTGAAACATTAGCCTTAGCAGCAAGAGCTGTGCTCACATCTTCACTTGTAGCATATGGTGTGAGGTCAACTTCTGGTATAGCATTAATAGACTCACCAACATATTGCTCGGTAGCATAACCATCAAGGCTTGGTATCTGAGCAGCAACACTCGCATCATGTTCAGTGACAAATGTCTCAGTAGCATAGCCATCAAGGCTTGGTATTTCATTCTTGTCAGCTTTGTCTGCTAGAGCAACACTAACATCAGCTGTAGTTGCATATGGAGTAAGGTCTGGCAAGTCAGTAGTGTTAGCCTTAGAAGCGAGAGCAACACTCACATCTTCGGTTGTAGCATATGGAGTCAGGTCTACTGCTGGAATTGCATTGATAGAAGCATCAACATAAGCTTCAGTAGCATAGCCATCAAGGCTAGGTATTTCATTCTTGTCAGCCTTGTCTGCTAATGCTGTAGAAACGTCCTCTGTAGTCGCATATGGAGTAAGGTCTATATTTCCTACCTGCTCAGTTACATACGTCTCTGTGGCCAATCCTGCAACACTAGGTATAGCATTTGCAACACTAGCATCATGCTCATCTACATATTGCTCAGTAGCATAGCCTTCCAAGCTTGGAATAGCAGTCTTCAGTGCATAAGGAGTAAGGTCTGGCTGTGGAATAGCTCTTATAGCAGCACTCACATCTTCAGTAGTAGCATAAGGAGTAAGGTCAACCTCTGGCTGAATATTTGCAGCTAAGCTGGCATCTTGATCATCTACATACTGAATAGTTGCATATTGTGACAACACCTCTGACATAGCTTGCTCAAGAGCTTCAGCAGACCCAGAGAGTCCCTCTATAGTGTAAAGTCGTGTAGAGAGATTCTTCAAAGACTCATCAATATTCTGTAGAGCTTTTGTCACATCTATCTTCCACTTCAAGATAGCCTCATCATCTGACACAGACATAGCACTGTTCCTAAGATAGTAAGGAAGAGCTGAAGTCTTGATATAGTCAAATGACCCATCATTATACTGGCTGTTGAGAAGAGCTATAGCAGTAGTCAGGTAGAGTTGTCCAGAAGTCAGTGTAGCGAGTTCTGAAGAGTTGATATGGAGCTTACCTTCATCATATCTAGTCTTTGATAGGTAAACCCTCTGCAGCTCACTTGTCTGCTCTGTATAGACAACAAATTGCAGATTTGCTATTAAGCTCTCTTCTATGACATTTCCTGATTTGTCAGTCAAGACAACATCAAGCACAAGGTCATCATTAGGGCTTATAGTTTGAATCATGAAATTATTGAAACGTTTCTGGATTTTGATATTTATTGGACACAAAAAGAATCCTCTACTTAGTGAGAGTAGAGGATTGTCAACAAATATGTCTCTATAGACTATTCTTCTCTGTTGCCTTTAGATGAGTTGCATGACCTGCATACTATCCTAGCATTACTCAAGTCTGTCCTTCCACCTTTAGACCAAGGCTCTATATGGTCTACTGTAAGATCTTCCTCATTGAACAAGTTGTTACACTTCTCACACCTATACATGCCATTCTCCTGCTTCATGTCAACAAGCAGTCTAGATTTCTCTTCTGGTGAGAAGAATCTCCTTGGGTCTACTCTCCTGTTCTTGATGATTCCTAAGATGATTCCTTCTATGTCTTCATACTTAGTGTCTGACTGCTTGTACTCGCCATTCAAGATGTAGTTGTTAGTCTCTTTGAAGATCTCATCTCTCTTCTCTCTCCATATAGTCTTGTCTTTGTAGTAGTATGCTGCAAGCTTCAGCTTGAAGTCTTGCTTTATCTTAGACTGGTCATGGAACACATCTTTGATGAAGCTGAGGTATGGTCTAACTTTGTTGAAGTCTTCTTCAAACGACTTGTCTTTATTAGTTTCAACATAGTCTTCAAGCTCACCCTTCTTTGGATAGTGGTTGTAGTGTCTAATTGAGAAGATGTATTCAAGCAGCTTGTACTTGTTGTTGCCTCTGTCTATACCATCATTAGGGAACACCTTAGACAAGAGTGGGTTGTCTCTGAAAGCATCACTCAGCTCTTCAAGGTACTCACCATGATAGAGGCCATTGAGGACTTCATACTTAGACAGTGCTACACCGAGAGTGTTGATTCTCCTGAATATCTCACGCTTCAGCTCATCACTGCCATTGCACACTATGCAAGTAAGCTCTACATTGTTGAACTTCTCTTGCAGCTCTGGCTCTTTAGCATAGTTCTTCCATGTCTTCTCTCTGTACTTTATCTCACCTTGCCTGAACTGCTTGATGGCTTCTATCCTCTGCTTTCCATCTAAGACTTCAAGCACACCATCTTCTCTCTGCCAGAAGTAGAAAGCTGGCAGAGGTATACCATTCAGGATAGAGTCAATGACTAGCTCTTGCTTCTTCTTGTCATACACAATAGCTCTCTGGAGCTCAATGTCAGACTCAATCTTGCCGTCAACAACTTGACTGTACAGATCACCTACTTTGATTGTCTTCATCTTATCTCTTCCTCTTGATTACCATCTTGTCAAACAGTCTCTTGTATCTCTTGTCTCCTATCTTCAAGTAGAATCTAGGACCACCTTTAGAGTATGATGCATCTTCCTCAACAAAGTCTTTGATAGGCTTTGCTAGCTGCAAGGAAGAGCCAATGAGCTCAAACTGATCAGGGTTAAACTTGTGCATGAATGTGATAGGTACACCCATCTCACCATAGTAGTCATATGGAATCTCATTAGACTTTGGGATGTTAATTGCATCATAGTTGACAAACTTAGGAAACTTCTCAGGTGTCTCTTCATATGACTCTCTGAGCATGAGTCTCTTCTGCTTGAGGTCTATGTCCATGTTAGTGTACCACATGCATGAGCGACACAAGTTGTCTTGCTTGTCAAGTATAGAACCATCAGGTCGTTTGAATCCACCTAAATGATAATTATATCCAATCCTGACTTCATTGTTCTGGAAATGCTGTATGACAGACTTGAGTGTTAGAGCATCTTGTGGCCCTATGACTAAGAACTTGATCTTGTTCTTGATGAGAGTGTCAATGAACTCACCAAACTGACTGAATGGTGGATTGGTGACTACACAGTCATAAAGAGACCAGTCTATATCTTGGAACCTGATACCTCTGTTGACATATGGGTTATATCCAGACACAGATACAGACTTGATACCATAGTCTTCAGCATGGTTCAAGAAGTAGTAGACAAACTGATTTGTCACTATGTCCATGTCTTTCTCTATCTTGTCTGGTGTATGACAAACAGGAGAGTCGGCAGTGCCACCTTGGACTAAGAGTGGTCTGTCTATGACATATCCTTCTGCTTTATACACTATCTCTTCATCAAAAGACTCATCCCAGTCACAAGGGCAGAGTATTCTGAGACCTCTCATCTGAGGCAGGTACTTGACAACTTCATCAGCTATGTCATCATACAGGGTGTAGTACTCATCATCTTTGAGTTCTTTGCTTTTCTGTAATCTTGCTGTTCTTCTCATCTTCAAAGAATTTGTGCAAAGATAAGAAGATTATTGCAAATAACAAATCTTTTTAAGAAAAAATAGGTTTTTAGAACAAAAAAGCTCTCTGTATGAAACCGAGAGCTTTATAGATGTAGATATCAAGAAAAAGAACTGACCATAGTTCCACCATGAATCACAGTAGCTGTAGTTCCATCAGCTTTTTTACATCTAAGAAATGCATCCATGTGATATTGACATCCACTTGGTAAGTAAACATCATTTAACCCAACACAATCTGTAAAAACATATTGCTCAATTTTTGTAACAGATGAATTTGACCAATCAATAGTTGCACCTAGAACAAATCTAGAACCACTTTCAACATATTGTCCTACAATCTTTTCTCTGAATGCTCCTTCTTTAATCTCAGTAACATTGTTTATGTCACTAGAATATCTTGGAATCTGCATCTCTGTTTCTCCAGCGAATGCCTCTTTTCCAATTATAGTAACCGAATCAGGAATTTCAATCCATTTCAAAGGAGAATTCTTGAAACATCCTTGTGGAATTATAGTTATTTGAGGATCTGAATTTGTTTGTCCATTTACATAGAAAAGTACTCTTTTAAAATTTGGACAATTTGCAAAACTATTCAATCCTAAAGTTTGGACATTTGTTGGAATAGTAGCACCCTTTAAAAATTCACATCGAGCAAAAGCTGACCACCCAATAGTAGTCAAAGTTGAAGGTAATGATATGCTTTCACATGTTTGTCCTGTAAAAGAATAGTTCGAGACCTCTGTAATACCTTCATCTATTGTCAAATACATCGGATGATATGATGATACACTAGAATAATTATTGTATGGACTTGTAGAACCATCTCCAACAACACCATTTGTTACACCTGCAGATGAAGTACCAACAGTGAGCCTATCCATATTAAGTAATACTCCACCAGTAACAGTACAGCCTGTTGGGAAAGTATCATCAAAATATCTACATTTTGTAGGTAAAGTTGCTGAAGTTAATGCTGTATCTTTGAATGCCTTTCTGTTAATGATTTGTAAATTTTCATTTATAACAACCTGCGACAGATTTGTACATCCTTCACATATAGATTCAGGTATATTATCTCTATATGAATCTGACCCATCTAAACATGACAAATTTATAAATTTTAAAGAAGTACAATCTTTAAATAATCCTTTAGAAACTATTGAAGAAGTTGAGTCAGCGTTATAAGAATAAGCTGAACCATTTTTTCCAAATACAAAACTATTTCCACCACTTCCAGCTGCCCTTGCAAGAAGATCAGCACCATATGTGTATGTTCCTATTGTATGTGTTATATCTTGTGATGATGGATAAACTTCAACAACACTTACGTTTTTAAGATTTGTACACCCTTCAAACAAATATGGAAAAGGAACACTAACTATTGCTTCTTCTAATGAAGTACAATGAGCATATGGTCCCTTTGAATAAGGTGCCCCGGCTGTGCCTAATAGAAATGTAGTATCATTTACCAAAGTTCCATCCTCTACCTTCTTAGGATAATCAATAAAATGATTTTTTAAATCAATAGTTTGTTTCAAAAATTCATTAGGAGCTATGACGATATCTGTTGAGACACCTTCAGTGTTTGGTACTCTATGAAGAATACCATATCTTGACGCTCCTTTGAAAACAGTTGCAAGTTTCTCTAATATATCTTCATTTTGATAGCTCATGATTAAACTATATTGTTAGCGTTTGAAATAATAAGACCTCCTGTAACAGAAGAATCAAAGTATGTGTTTGTATCCAGCGTGTATGTAGCATATACAGAATTACTCTTTAGTGTACTCCATCTTCCATTAATAGTAGTGAAGAGACCACCATACATTATAGAATCATAGAGTTCTGCGAGTTGATTCAGCGCATATTGATATGAAGAATCAAGAGCAGCATATCTTGTAACCTCAGCTTGGTAGCTTGCGTCAAGAGCTTGGTAGCTTGCATCCAATGCAGTATAGTTGTCATTCAAAGAACTATAAGATGAAGACAAACTATTATACTCAGTATTAGTATGACTATGGCTATTCTGGTATGCAGTGAAACTAGAATCAAGGTTGTCATAGTCTGTACGAGACACGCTATTTGTCAATATGCTTTGGTAGCTTGCATCCAGTGTTGTGTAGCTTGCATCGAGACTATTGTATGCAGTCTGACAATTCTGATAATTTCCATTAAGTGTCTCATAGTCACTCTGAAGTGCTTGATAGCTAGCATCAAGAGCTTGATATGCAGAGCTGTCAACTACATCAACCATACTTGCTTGTAGAGCTTGATAGCTTGCATCTAAGCTATTGTAAGCTGTCTGACAATTATGATAGCTAGAGTCAAGAGCAAAGTAATCACTATCTGAATGACTGTGATTGTTCTTGTAAGCAGTATAGCTAGAGTCAAGTGCTTGGTAGCTTGCATCCAATGACTGGTAGCTTGCATCCAGCGCATCATATACACTCTTAGCCATCATGTTGTTATTGCTTATGTCTGCAATCAGATCATTGTATTGCTGATTAGAGACATGGTTTGCATGACACTGCTCTACATAGTTGTCATAGACACTCTTCAAGATATAGTCAGTGTAGAGACTCTGTTGAAGAGCACTATAGCTTGAGTCAAGTACTTGATATCTAGTGTTGAGCTCATCATACTGTGCACGATTCATTGCATCAGCACCACCAACAGCTTGGTAGCTTGCATCTAGTGCTTGGTATTGTGCTTGCAGGTTAAGATAGTTAGTGTTAGTAGTGTTGTACAAGCTAAGAAGTGAGTCATACTCTGCTGTAGGCCTTGTATACACCTGCTTGTAAAGCTCAAACTGATCATAGAGCATACCATATGAGCCATCTGTAACTTGTCCTCTCTCTACAGAGCTGTCAAGTATCTCATGGAGATGATCAAGAGTCTTGTTGACTCCCTCAAGTGCAGCAGCTTGCACATTGTAGTCTGTCTGTAAGTTGATGTATGCTGTCCTGCTTGCGTTGTAGCTTGATAAGAGAGCATTATACACACTAGCATCTACCATTCCAACAGAGCTTGCACTGTACCTACTATTCAAGTCTTCATATTGACCTTGAAGTGTTGTAAAGGAATTTGACAAGTCATTGTACTGATTCTGTAAAGAAATGTATCTATTGCTTGCTACACTGTTGCTCAAAAGGTCATTGTACTGACCTTGCAGAGCTGCTTTAGCAGAGCTCACTTCCAAGTATCTGTTGTTGATAGTGTTGTTGTCAGCAAGCAGAGCATCATATGTAGACTGTGACACTGTCTTGCCAGTCACTACATACCCATTTGCTATGACATTGTTGTAGTCAGCAGCCAGCTGGTTGTATATGACTGATGACACCATTCCATCATGAGCATTTGAGCAGTCTGCTATAGCTCTTGTATAAAGAGATGCCATAGCATCATATGTAGCCTTTGGCACATAGCTAGCACTCACTTCATAGTTTGAGCTGTCATATTGAGTCCTCAATGCATTGTATTGGTTCTGTAACTGAGTGTACAAAGACCTTGCTACAGTGTCTTGTGTCTCTATGTCTGCCATAAGTGCACTATACTGGCCTGACAACACATCATACTGGGTGCTGAGCATGTTGAAGTTTGTCTCTAGAGCTTCATAGTCCGCCACAGACACACTCGAATCTCTGATAGCATCAACCTCTTGGCTCAGAGCTAAGAAACGTCCCTGAAGAGAGTTGTACATCTCATTCTTCAGTGAGCTGTCAGCTATCAGGATAGCATGTTCCTCTTCAAGATGGTCATATCTGTCAAGCAAGTCTCTGTATGTAGAAGGATCTTCACCATTCTCAACCATAGTAGCTATCTGTGCTTCAAGCTCATTGTTCTGGTTAGTCAGCACAGTGACTCTGTTCCTAAGAGTGTTAGCAGCTATGCTTGCATCATTGAGCTGGTCTGCTAGAGTGTTATACTGGCTCCTGAGTGTCTCATACTCATCACCTTGCACCATCCCTGTGCTAGCAGCTTCATACTCATGCTTCCATGTAGCAGCTTCTGACTGGTACTGGTCTGCCTTGTTCTTGTTGACTCTGTTCTCTTCTACTACTTCAGCATAGCTTGCATCGAGAGCTTGATAGCTTGCATCAAGTGTCTCATAGTCAGCTACCAACTGTCCATAGTTGTTAGCCAGCTCTGGGTCTTCACAAGCAGCATGTGCAGCTTGCAGCACTCTGTATGAAGAGTCAAGTGCATCATACTGTATCTGGAGAGTATTGTATAAGCTTGTCACCTCTTCTATGCTGTTGCCTACTGCTGTGAGTTCTGCAACTCTCTGCAAGAGTGTGTCATATGCTGCTTTTGTGACAGTGCTTCCATTCAGCTCATCATAAGCAGCAGTCTTGATGTCAAGCTGTGAAGAGATAGTGTCATACTGACTCTGTAGTTCTGTTGCTCTTGTGCTTGCTGCATTGTATAGAGACTCTAAGCTTGTCACTTCAGCATTGAGCCTTGTGACTTCTCCAGACAGAGTGTTGTACCTTGTCTGTAGCTCTAAGTACTCTTCATGATCATAGTTGTTGTTGTAGTCATCTGCAAGTCCAGCATACACTGATGAGTCTACTGATTTCAATCTGTAGTCATCATACTCTGCTTGTACTGCATTAAGCCTAGCAAGAGTGCTCTGGTAAGTAGAAGTAGTCTGTGTGAGCTGACTTCTCAAGTCACTTACTGTGCTGTTGAGGCTATTGTACTGGTCTACCCATGCAGCTATAGTCTCTTGTGCTGTTGCATAGTCTTCAGCTAGTTGGTCATACTCTGCTTTTGTAGCATTGCTAAGGTGTTGTGCCTGAAGTGCAGCATATGTAGCTTGAAGAGTAGTGAGCTGGTCTCTCAAGCTTGCTATAGTCTGCACTGCTTGCTCATAGTTGCTCTGTACAGTGTTGTACTGCTCTGTAGTGATAGAGCTTCCAGTTCCTGCTGAAGAGTCCATAGCATCTATCCTAGCTTGAAGTGCATCATATGCAGCCTTGCTGACAGTGTTCTCTGTCAAGTCTTCATTCTCTGCTAACAAAGCATTGTAGCTAGCTAGAAGTGTGCTATAGTTGCTGTTAGCCTCAGCTATGTCAGCCAGTGCAGCAGACATCCTGTTAGTCAGGTCTAAGAAGTCAACCTGCATAGTGTCATACTGGCTCTGAAGAGTAGTCAGTCTAGAGTTAAGCTGGTCATACTCAGCTTGTGACACATTGCCATTTGTGCAACTCTCATAGACACTCTTAGCTACACTGTTCTCTCTATAGTCATCATACTCACCAGACAAGATGTTGTACCTTTGTGTCAGGGCATCAAACCTGTCTGTCAAGTCATTGTATATTGCTATGTCTATTGTAGTAGCCCTGAGAGCTTCTAAATTGCTCTCTGCTATTGCCAGAGAAGAGTCTGACATGTTGCTGTGCTGTGTCAGCTCACTGATTAGTGAGCTTGCATCTGCTATAGTGTCATCTCTCTGGTCAAGAGCTTCCATCAAGCTTGTGATCTCAGCTTGCAGTGAGCTAATCTCTTCACTGAGCTCAGTCTCTTGAGCCTCAGCATCAGCTTTGTAGCTGTCATACTCATCTTTGAGCTGATTCCATGCTATGCTTGCATCTTCAGCAGCCTGTGACATCTCTTGTCTGAGAGCACTCTTCTCTAAGTTGTGAGCTATAGTCTCTCTCTGTCTTACAAGGTCTGACTCAAGCTTCTCTAAGTTTGTCCTTCTCTTGTAAGCCTCAAACTCTTCATGAAGTGCAGCATACTCCTGATCAGGGCTGACTGCATTGATAGTCTGTGAGCTCTGGACTCTGATGATAGGTTGATTGACTTCCATTATAAGCTAATAGTCTGCTATGTTGGATTTTGATATTTATTGGACACAAGACAAAGAGAGCACCTCTTGTCTCAAGAAGTGCTCTCTACACAAACTTTCATACGTAATGCCAAGCAATAAAAAAGTAAGATATAAAGATAGGAAAAGAAAAAATCACTCACCATACTTCTCATGGAACCACAACCTAGCCTCTTTGTACCTCTCTAGAGTGTCTTTGTTCTCTATGTAGTTCCTGTACATCTGCCGCACTATGCCATAGCTGAATATGTATTCTCTCTTCTTCTCAGAGCCTGCATTCTTCAAGTCAAAAGACTTTTGTGGCAATGGTGGCAGCTTCACTGCCTTCTCAGCTTTCCTGACTCTCTGCTCTTCTTTTGTGTACCTGTTCTTGAAGAAGCAGTTGAATGGCAAAGCTTTCACTCCTAAGATTCTCCTAAGTCTAGCCTTCAGCCCTACTATAGTCCTTGCTTGAAGCTCTATTCCTAAGCGCTCTTTGACTATGTCATGGATTTCCTTTGAGTTCATCCTGATCTCATTATCATCAAGACAAAGTATCCACTTGTCTCTCTCATCTCTGAAGAAATCTTGACCTATCTTAGTTTTCCAGCTTTCCATCTCACTAGAGATTGTATAGATTGCTACTCAAGAAGTTTATACTTTCCCATGAAATATCCTACTATGAAAACAAGAATACAGTATAATGCAAGTTCTACCATACACTATTTATGTCAGAAGAGAGAATCTTCAGGACTATGAAGCTTGTGTTTCATCTCATGAATCTCTACTACTTCTATGATTCTCTTGTGAGCTTCTGGATTCTCCATAGATAAGAAAATCTCTGGAACCTCCAGAAAATCTCTTGTACTTTCTAATGGTTTTCCTATAATAACTGTGCGAAATCCTCTAATTTTGTTCATTGCTGTAAAGAAAAAATTAAATGAGATTTTGTTATAAGCTATTGCCTTTCAACGTGTTAATTAAATTTAATGTGTAAATTATTATTTTAGCTAAAAATTGATCTCAAGAATATTGTGAACATGAATGTCCTCGTTGGTCACGACAGAAATACACAGGATGCCGTCAGGGAACGTAGCAACTTACGGATTGGCATTCGCTGCCTAGACTGGAAGATCGGATTCCACGTGATGATTTGGGGGCGCGATTTAGACT